GCCGCCTCACCCTGCGCGGCCAGACCGGGGAAACCAGCGCGCTGGACCTGATCTACACCGTGCGCAAGGACTGACGCCCCACCCCTGCGCAGCCGCCCTGCCGGCGCTGCGCGGGGCGGACCCGCCATGGGTTTACAATCGCCGTTTGCTCCTCTCCGTAGTTCAATGGATAGAACGGGCGCCTCCTAAGCGCCAGATACAGGTTCGATTCCTGTCGGAGGGACCATCACTTTCCCAATCGCGACAACCACTTACCGCGCATTAAGTGGGTGCCTGGGACATAAGTGGGACATGGACGGGCTATTTGAGCCCCTGGTTATCGAGGTCTTTTTTCATCCTGATGAGAGCCGCCGAAGCCTCTTCTGGCGTCATGCACTCCCCTCGATCCCAGACGCTTTCACGAACATAGATCTTTCCGCGGGCCTCGCAATGCTTGGTGTTGGCTTCAACGCGCTCGGCCGACTCCTTGTGCAGATCATCTGCTGTTTTCTCAAGGGACGGCTTGCTCAACGCCAGCACTGCCAATAGTGCGCACGCAAACGCAGCCACCCACATCAGACTTTTCAGCTTCTTCACCTTCAGCTCCTCCAATAGATGACGAGCATTCTATGAAGTCATCAGGAGGGGCGGCCTCCGAACTGCGAATGCAGACTAACAAGCCGCTGCGCCAGCGTCTCGGCATCGTGGCGCATGGCGTCTATCGAAGTGGTGCCGATAGAGACATGGCCGTACCAGATGTGGAAGCCGTCCAGGCCTGGGACCGTGGCCACCGCGCAGTCTCGTATCGCCCCCGAAATGGTTGCGGTCTGGAACTCCGAAATCTCGGCGCGTCCGTCCAGGACTCGCACTGCGTACAGCCCCGGCTCCTCCTTGTCGATGTGGAGCGTGTAGATCATGGCTTGCGGCCTGGCACCAGCTGGATAGATCCCGTGCCCTGGTCGCGGCGTGGCGAGATCCAGTAGACCCACAGCCCCCGAGCCCAGGCGCAGGCATAGATGATCGATACGGCGAAGATGCCCCACTGCTCGGCCTGCCAGCTGGCGTAGAACCAGAATGGCTGGCCGAGCATGCCGAACACCGGCGCCCACTTGCGCGAGCCCTCGCCCCGGGCCTGGGAGAGCCAGGCCGCCAGGGCGCCCAGTAGGGCAATTGCGATCTGATCGAAGCTCATGACTCATCGTAAAGGGTCTATGCGCACAAGCACAGGGCTAGGCAAGCAGCTTCGTTCGATAATTGATTCTCGATAGAAAGATTCTTCTGTAGGGGTAAAGCCATGCGTAGCAGGTCAGCCGCATCATTCGCGATTCAGGCAACAGGCTGACTTGGAAAGTGCGAGTCATTGAGGACTTCGAGGCGCTGTGGAGCACAGTGCCGATGGGCGAAGCGTTGACCACCTTGGACAGAGGGCGAAGCGTTGAAGAAACGTTGCTCTTGAGCGCATCTTCGTCGTGTGGCAGATAGACGATGGAATGTGTAGGGGATGAGCTTGACCAGTAGGCATCTCGCTTGCCGCCTGTACGGCCTCACAGGCTGGGAGAAGCTACATATTGTTGGGTGTGGGAATCAGGCGTAGCATCCGTCAACTTCCCCAATGTGAGCGGCGGCAACTATGACGCAACCCTACAGTCAGCAGGCAGGGCGACAGAAGCCTTGGTCACCGATAGCCAAGGCGGCACCTCCCTATGCAGGATGACTATTTGGAAGACGACCCTTACGGCCCAAACACGGAATCTTCATGGAGTCCGTATGTCACGTTGGGTATTTTGCTATTGGGGACGCTGATCATCATCGCCGCCATATGGCTTATTTCCAAGCGTCCGCAAGCCTCATTTAGTGCTCACCGAACTATTGGAATGGCATCGTCCACCGAAGAAGCATCTCTGCCGATCACGCCCGACGCTCCCCAATGCACCAGAGACAGCTGGAGTGCTGGCGAGCGCATTTGAGGTCGCCTTCTCGCGCTCAAGCCTCAAACGGCTTGCGGTCACGTCCCTCAATCCAGCGAGGCGGACGCCCTCGGCCTGACCATGTCTCGCCAGTCTTGGGGTTGCGGTAGCGTGCGGTGTTTTGCCGCAACTGGTCGGCGGCAAACAAGTCGCCGCTCTCCAAGTGGTAATCACGTACAAGCTTACGAGCCGCTTGGATGGCCTGCGGCTTTCCGGCATCAAGCACGTTGATCGCAGCATCCAAGGCAACCTTCAGTTTGAGAAGAGCTTTGTACTTTTTTGGCATTTGGCACCTCACTAAGACCGCGCCCCCGATACGTGGGACCAGTACTGACCAGAAGTCTTTACGCCTTCACCATGCGCGTGCGCCCAGTAATGGGTTCTCTGCACTGATCTAGCACTTCTTCAGACGCGGCGCTTTTTGACAGCCACCTCCAAGCGCTCGAAAAAAACGCTCTCGTCCGCCAGCCTAATAACGGCTAGGCGATTGCACTGCACTGCTCTCATTTTGTTCAAAAGTTGCTCACGCACAGACGCGGCCCCACGCCAGATGGCCGACAGCGCAGCCCTCGTTATCTCAAACTCGCCGCAAGAGGGGCAGAAATAGTGACGCTGAGAGCCGCCATCCAGCAGATATGCTCTGGACCGCTCTTGACAGAGCGGGCACAGCGACCAAATACACAAAAGCATGAACCCACTTTGAACTGTGCACTGTGTCGGTGCATCAGTAAAAATCTCTAGGGCTCCGTCCCCAAGGCGACATTTCGGAAACGCCACACCTTCCCAAACCAAGTTGGGAAGCTTCCCACTGGAGCATCCGTGGAGAGACAGAGACAGGGAGAGGTATGGAGAAGACGATAACAGCCAGGCCGTGAGCGTACACCTGGATTCCCGCCCCTCGAAGAGACGCTGGAATATCAGGAGCGCCGCCAGCGATGAGCGGCGATCGAAATGCTCTACGCTCGCGCGTCAATGGGATAGCTTGGGCCAACGTCCGGCATCAGCGCGGCGTCAGCGGCACCGTGCAGGTCAGCAAGGCGGCCAGCAGCCGCACTTCGTAGCCTTCGCGGCGGTCGATCTCGGCCAGGGCGGCGCGCAGCAATTCGAAGGGGTCGGCATCGTCGGCCAGGGCTTCCGTGGGCATGGCAGGCCTGTCCGGCACCGGCTCGCGGCACTCCACGGGCACAGGCACCTTGACCTCCTGGATCTCGACACGCGGCACGGATCCGCAGCCGGCCAGGGCCAGCGTGCCCAGCAGCATCAGCGTGCGCATCATGGCTTGGCCCTCCCCTTGAGCCAGTCGCTGCCCAGGGTCTGCAGGCTCGCGCAGCTGTCGCCGGCAGCGGGCTGGCGGGAAAGCGTGTAGTCGGCGCGGGCGTTGAGTGCCTGGGCCTGGCCAGCGGCCGCAACACGGGCCGGCGCCGCCTCGGCTGCACGCTGTGCGGCCACCGTGCCCAGGGCCTCGGTCGCGTCGCTGCACGCCTGCGCGCCCTTGAGCGCACCGTCGCGCTGGCCCGTCATGCTCCCCAGCTCAGCAGCAGTCTTGGCCGCGTCGTCCCGGGCGGACAGCCAGGCCCAGCCCAGCAGGGCATTGCCTGCAGCGCTGGCCACCAGCACGGCAACAAGGGCCGGCAGAAGCTTTTCGCTGATCATCAGTTGTCCTCCGCAGCGAACAGCAGGTTCTCAGCACCCCGGTTCGTCCAGCCGCGCCCGAACTGGTCGAACTTGGCCAGGCTGGCCCAGAACTTCAGCCGGAACCCCAGGAAGCGCAGCAGCACATCGTTGTGCCCGCGCAGCTCCTGCATGCCGTCAAGGGCGGCCTGGGAACGCGGCCCCCATATGCCGTCATCGGCAACCATCACAGCACGCTGCAGGATCCGCACGGCGTTGCCCCGGCCGTGGTTGACTGCAGCGTCGAACATCTGGAACTTGATCGAGGGGTGAGCGCGGCCGATCACGTCCCAGAAGTCCTCAAGATAGATCGCCTTAGCCTGCTCAAGCGTCAGTCCCTTGATGTCCAGATGCGGGTACGCGGCGGCGGATATGCCGTACTTGGTGCCCTTGAGCTCGCCGCGGCCTTGTCGGCCTCCGGTCCAGTTGCCGTCATCGGCAGGGTTGGCTGTGAACTTCCCTTCGTGCCCGATCAGCCTGTCGAATGCCTGGTCAAAGTTCATTGTCGTCTTGCCTCCGCATTGGGTGGCCAGCGCCGTGCCAGCGCGCCACGTTGATGAGCAGGCCCGCGAGCACGCAGGCGCTGAAGATGGTGTCGCCCACGGTGGTCCAGGTGTTCCACAGCATGGGCTGCAGGCCAGAGGCCACCGCGCCGGCCAGCAGCAGCGCGTACCGAGCGCGAGCCAGCTTGTGCACGCGGGCAACGTGGGAGTTCAGCCGGCAAATGCAGGCCCAGCCGATGCCCAGGCAGATCGCGAGGTTGGCCATGGCCAGGAGTTGATGTGCTTGCCACGTCATCACGCACCTCCCTCACCGCCGCCTGCCTTGCGCTCCAGCACGCGCGCCATGCGCTCGAAGACCCAGCGGCCCAGACGCGGCCAGTCGTCGCCCACGCCGCCCACGAGCAGCGCGATCGGGGCCAGCATCCAGTTGGTCTCATCGAAACCCAGCCAGCGGCCCGCCAGCGTGGCCAGGCCCCAGGTCACGAGGAGCGCGGTCACGTTGAGCCGCAGGAAATAGCCGGCTGCGCCCAGGCGCGCGCTCGGGTCGCGCCGACCCAGCGCCCAGGCCGCGCCCACCGTGGACGCGATCAGGATCACTGCATACGGCCCCACAAGGGCGGCCAGCGTCGGCCCGAAAAGCACCGAAGCCAGAGCAATGGCCACATTCGTCGGTTCCAGTTGATTCATAGCCCTCCCAGGCATGAAAAAACCCGCCGAAGCGGGTTGTTGTGGAGTGGTGTCGGTCAGGGCAGTTCGTGCAGCTGGATCGGGGCATCGAGGATGGCGGCGGGGTCAATCGCGTGCCCTGCAGCCTGCAGGATGGCCAGGCCTGCAGGCAGGTCCGGGTTATCGAGATCGATGTAATTGCGCACGCTCGCGTCCATCACAACAGCCTTGCAGTCGTAGTTCTGGTCGCGCAGGATTGCCAGCTTCAGGGGACCGAACCTGTCAAAGAACGCGCCCACGCTGATGTGGCGCACAGGCGCGGGCTGCGGCCCGGGGTCAGGCGCTGGGGGCGCAGCGAACGCCTGGCCGTCCCAGGTCCAGCCGGCGCCGACAGTCTCTGGCGCGGGCTCGACGTGGTCCCAGTGCGCGCGGATCGTTTCCACGAAATCAGCGTCTGCAACGATGACTTGCTCGACGCGGCCGCTATTGATGAGTGCAAAGTGATTGCTCATACGTACCACCAGATCAGAACCTCGCCGGCCGCGCCGGCAGATGCATTCGCATTGTTGTAGCCACCACCGCCGCCACCGCCACCGCTGTTTGCGCGCGCCGCGGTGGCGGCGGTGGCGCCAGTGCCGCCATTGGCGCCGCCGCTCACACCGTTGCCCCCGGGCGACGCAGCGCCAGAGCCACCGCCCGCCCCGCCGCCGCCACCCAGGCCGTAAAGGCCGACAGCTCCATGCGATGAATCGGTCATTGCCCCAGCCGCCCCGCGCGCACCGGCGCCGCCATAGCTGCCAGCGCCGCCCAGTGAGAAGCTAGACCCCATCACCGTCGCTGCCACCGCAGAAGCTGCGGCGCCGCCTCCACCGCCACCGTGGTTTGCGCCCGCCCCGCCGCCACCGCTTGCGCCCGGCAGGCCAGGAGCAAAGGCGCCCGATGTGCTGCTTCCAGATCCGCCGCCACCACCAGGCGCAACGAGCGACCCGACTGAGGTCTGGGAGCCGCTGCCACCCATGCCCCACGATGCAGCGGCCGGGCCACCCGCGCCAATGACGATTGAGATGGCCGCAAGAATCGTGGTCAGCTCTACGATCACGGCACCGCCACCGCCACCGCCACCACAGCCGGACAGTTGATTGCCGCCACCGCCGCCGCCACCAGCCATCCTCACAAAGCATTGCCCACCGTTGCCAATGAGGTCGGGCGGCGGCGTCCAGGTTGTGCTTGTGGTGTGCCGCACATAGCGCAGCCGGCCCCCGCCGCCGCCGAAGAATTCAGAAAACGTGCTCATCCCACCACCTCCATAAATCCATCCGTAGAGTTGACCCACATGCACACAGCCGTGTCGTTTTGGGACAGGAGCTGCATCACGCCAGGGCTGCGGCCCTTGAGCTTGTTGCTCTGCCAGTTGATGTTTGCCGTGGTGATCGCGCGCGACATGCCAAAGCCGAACGTCTGGCCCGCACTGAAGTTCGTCGGAATCGTGAGGGTGATCCCGGCAGTAGCGAAGATGTAAAACACCCCCGGCACGGCATTCGTGTTTGCAGTGATGACCTGCACAGTCATCGAGTCAGAAGCGCCAGGCGCGGCCACGCCGATCACCCAGTCCGCCTTTGCCACTCCTGCAAACTTGTCAACTCCAATGACCAGAGCACCCGTCGCGGCGTCGTAGCTCTGCACATAGCCGCTCATGCTCGTTGCTGGGTCGCTGGTGGACGTGGCCACCAGGTACATGCCCGTCACAAAAGAGCGAGAGGGCTCTATCGCAAAGCTCTTGGCACCAGCTCCGGGCGTCACGCTCGTCGTGCTGCTGCCCTTGAGCTGGCCGCTTGCGAAGACTTCAGCTTGGTCGCGGTAGCCCTGGGCTGCGTCGCGGGCAGCAACAGAGGCATCTCGCGCGGCCTCCGATGCGAGCCGGGCTGTATTGGCATTGCCTGCCTGAGCGGTGGCAATGCCGGCCTGGGTGGAAGCTGTACTCGCACTGCCAGCAGCGGCGCCGGCCGAGCCGGATGCTGCGGACGCTGAGCCCGATGCTGCCGATGCACTGCCAAGTGCCTCGCCCGCTTTTGCTGTCGCCGCAGCTGCAGCTGCTTCGGCCTGCTGCCGGGAACCATCCCCCGACTGGGCATATGCACGCGAGGCCAAAGCGCATTCTCGGGCAGCCGCGGCAATGGCATTCAGCCCGGACACGACTCCAGGCATACCCGTTCCTACGTCATATGCCATTTGGTTGAAATTCGGCGCGCCGAGGGCTGGGTACGGCGGCACAACAGGAGCCGGAGGGATATCCGGGATCACTGGATCTGTCATACGTTTCCTTTGATTTGTATCTCTGCTCGCGCAGTGGGGCCACCCGTGGAGCGCACCGTGCCTGCGACCTTCCCGACCGTGGCCAGGTGCGAAAACTTGGCCATCTGGGACACTTCGACGGCGACGACTTTCCCCGCGATCTGAGTGAGCAAGGAATCCACGAAAGGCGCCTGGTCGGCCTTGATCACGCAGCTGAGGCTGATGTTTTTGGCCTTGCGCCCCTCGATGTCCCTGTACGTGCCGTCGGGGAAATCCTCGGTGTAGCTGTAGTCCTTGGTGGCAACCTCGGCCCCGTCCTCGACGGCGCTGATATCCCCTGACGGGGCAAGCAGCGTCTTCTGGTTCCCGATGCTGATGTAGCCCACAGCGGCCTCCACGTCTGCGTTGTTGCGCCGCACGGTGATCTTGATCCGCTGATCCGGATGGATGGGCAGGCCTTTCAACGTGTAATGCGTGCCGCGCGCCAGCGAGCCGAAGAGGTACTCGAACTCGCCATAGGCCTGTTGCCATAGGTCGATGCTGATCGGATCAATCAGGTTTGCACCGCCTGGCCCAGCAGTGACGGAAATGCTCAGGCCATCTGCTTCAAGGCCATACAACACCACACCGTCAACAAACACCCCGATGAGCTCATACGTCAGCGAGTGCAATGCGCGCGCCTTGGTGTACAGGTACTTGTCGAATGGGCACATGCGGTTCGTCGGCTGCTTGAACAGCCAGTTGGTCGGATCCTGAGACGGCGGCTTGCTTGTGCCCGTCGCCGTGTACTCCTTGACGCAGGAGTAAATGCCATCGGCATCCACTCTCTCATCACCGATTTTGTAGAGGCCAGACGCGGCCCACGCCACCTCGCCCCGCGCTGCATCGAGCGCGGGAATCGTGGTGGCGGGGCCGAATGAGGTCGATGTGATTTCTTTTGGCAAAAGGATGTTCATACGCTCCTCGTCCTTACAACTCCAGACCCAGCAACGGTGTCGAACTGGTCGGCCAGGGCCGGCAGAGGGTCGGTGTTCTGCGCGGTGCGCTGTGCTGCCGCACGTAGGCCGCTGACCTCAGCCCTCAACGCCCTTACCTCGGCGAGCAGCTCCTCGCTACCACCGCCCGCGCCGCTCAGCATTGCCTGCGTCTGCGCCGAGGACCAGTAGCGAGCCGGGCCCGTCACTTCCAGCTCAGGCCCGCGCTCCCCTACCATGCGCAGGCCGCCCGCGAACATGCCGCCCGCTTCGAAGCGCTGGATGCCGTTGCGGTCAAGTGCGGCCAGCACGTCGCGCTCCGAGTAGCCATAGAGGTAAGCAAGGTCGCTAGCCGTGCCGCCAGCGTTGCGGATCGCATTTGCGAGGCCCGCAAAATCACCAGTGCCGTCGAACGAGTGGAAGATTCCAGCGAGGCCGTCGAGGTGCTTTTCCTTGTCGGCTCCAGCGTTCTCGTAGATCACCGAGCCATCCGGCAGGATCGCGGTGGGCAGCTTGTACTTGCCCGACGAGCCAGTGCCGCTGCCCCAACTTGGAGTGCCTGCGCCGCCACCGCCCCCTCCGCTGCCCCAGCTCGGCTGCGGGCCCTTGCTGCCGGAACCGCCAGGCGCAGCCTTTTCCGGGAACAGCAACGCCTCAAGCGCCTTGATCGCGGCCTCCACGCTGAGCGTCGCATCGATCTGGGCCTTGTTGCCGTCCAGCAGGTCACGCCAGTACACAAGCGTCTTTTCCAGGCGCTCAAGCTGCTCTTGCGAGTTCTTGAGCTGCCGCTCCTCAACGCTCAACTGCGCATCACCCTTCTCTGCCAGCTCGGTCAGCTGGCCGGCGAGGATCAATGCATCACGCTCCTTCTCAAACTGGGTCGCATAGCGGCCCGAATTGATACCGCCCCGCGCCGCGCCGATGGCATCTGTCAGGCCGGCGTAGTCGGTGAGCTTTCGCCCGCCGCGCACGCCCGACAGTGCGTCCTCGATGTAGACCATCCCCTGGGCGGCCAGCATCTGCTGCGTGGCATCCAGCGAGCCGTACAGGTCGCGCGCATTGCTCTTGAGGGTGCTCAGCGCACTCGACAGGCTGCTTATGGCCTCCTGCGATGCGCTGGCCACGTCCTGCCAGTACTTCTGTTCACGCTGGATCGCGGCCTCGAAGTTCGCGTATGCCGCGTCCTTGGCCTTCTTGCGCGCGTCTTCAACAGCTTTGGCTGCCTCATCTGCCGCCGTCTTCGCTGCCTCGGCCGCCGTCTCCGCCGACTTCTGGGCATAGTCCGCCGCGACTCCAAAGAGCTGTGCCAGTGCCAGCAGCTTGGCTGCAAGCTCCGTGTTGCCCGATGCGAGCGCGTCCTCGATGAGCTTCCGAAATTTCTTCTTGGCCTCTTCACCTCCTGCAGGATCGATGTCCACGACGCCCAGCTTTTTGAGCTGGTCGCGTACCTGACGCTGCAGGATCTCGGCGCGCTCGGCTTCGGAATAGAACCCGGCGTAGAAGGCGTTGATGTTGTTCGTCAGCGCCTCGATGCCGCCGGCGAACTTGAGCAACTCCGTCTGAGCTTTGCCGGTGATATCAGCGAACCCCGTGAGCGTTTTGGCCCAACCGTCGAACGCCGCCTTGACAGCACCGATCTGCTGCAACACGGCGTTGAGGCTATCAAGGTCCTTGACGGATTCCAGCGCTTTAGTTGCCCAGTCTGCATCACCGAGCGTCTTGCTCATCGCCGCCGCCACATCCTTGGCGATCATGTCCAAGTACTGTTTTTGCCCTGCTTCGCCATCTGCGAATTCGCGCGGCGCCCACTTGTTGTTTTGATCCTTGGACCAGTCAACAATGGTCTTGCCGTCAGGACCCACGATCTGCAGCGCGCCCCAGGCGCCGTCTTTGCTGCTGTCGTCTGCAAAGCCGGTTTTGACGATGTATCCCGTCTCGCGGCCGAAGCTCTTTGCGAACGAGTCGAGCATGCCGCCCACGGACTTGGCCACGCCGTTCACAAAGTCCTGCGCGCCCTGGTTCCAGTACTTGGCGCCCTCGTAGTAGCCCAGGGCACCGTCTTCGCGCCGCTTCACAGCGGTCGTCTCTCCGCCAGAGTAGACGGCATCCGCACCGTAGTGCGGGGTGCCAGACTTGTCGAAAGACTTGATCAGACTGATCAGCGCAAGGGCAGCTCCCGCCCATGGCAGAGCCGCGCCAAAAGCCTGCATGCCCCCGGCGAACAGCTCGCCGCCCATCATCATCTCGATGCCGCCAGAGAAGGCAGGCATGCCGCCCATGAGGCCCGCGCCGAAGTTCGTGCCGGCGAACAGGCCGCTCTCGCCCAGCAGGCCAAGGCCAGGGATGCCCCCGCCAAAGCCGCCGCCTGAGCCCCCCGTGCCGCCTACGCCACCCAGGCCACCGCCGCCACCACCCTGAACGCCGATGAGCGAGGCAACAACCTGCACGACGAACGGCCGCAGGAACATCTTGTAGATCTGGTCCGCCACGGTCGTCTTGAACGTGGTGGTCAGGCTCTTCGTGAAGCTGTCCCAGCCGTCGCGCCCGTTGTTGAGCATGTCGGCGAAGCCCTTGCGGAAGATCTCGTCGTACTGCTCGACCTGCTTGGTGACGTACTCCTCTTGGATCCTGAGCAGCGACGTCTGCGTGTTGACCTCGGCCTTCTCCCGGGCCTTCTGGCGCAGCGTCTCGCGCTTCTTTTCGTTCTCGTCCTTGTCGTCGCTGTAGATCGTGCGCTCGATCTCCGCAAGCTCTTTGGCGAGCTCCAGTTCGATGCGGCGCTGCGCGATGATCTTCTTGCGTTGCACCTCATCGGCGCCCAGCAGCGACAGGCCCTCCTTCTGGATCGCAAGCTCATCCTTGGCCGTCTGCAGCGACTTCGTGAGACGGTCGTCCATCTGCTTGTAGTCGGCCTGCTGCAGAGCGGCCGTGTAGCGCTTCTGCGCGGCGATCTTGGCTTCCAGGCTGGCGATGTACTTCGGGTCGAAGCTATCGCTGCCCTGGGCCTCGGCCATCTGCTGCTCAAGCGTGGCGAGCGTCATGCGCTCAATCTCCGTACGCCCCTTCCCGAACACGGCGTTGGCAGCCTCCTGCTCGCGCGCACGCTCCGTGATCGAATCAGCGGTCTTGAAGTTGCCAGCGATGAGGGCTTCTTGGGCCTTCATCGACTTCTCCAGGCCGTCATTGCTGCGCAGCTGCACGCCCAGCGCATCGGCCAAGGCCTTGGCCTCTTCCAGCTTGGCGCGGGTCTTCGCGTTCGTGGCTTTCTCGATCTGGGCCGACAGCTTGAGCGACTCGCGCTCCCCCGCATTCAGATCGGCAGCAGCCACGCCCAGCGTCAGCAGCTGTTCGCGGTACTGCTTCGCCGCTGCAAGCTGGCCCTCCAGGCTTGCCAGCTGGTTGTCGGAGATGCTGATGCCGCCCGAGCCCTTCTCGGTGTACCGCTTGTTGATTCCCTCGACGGTGTTCTTGTAGCGCGCCTCCAGATCAGCCAGCTTCGACCCCAACTCCGGCATGTTGGCATAGGCCCGCTTCGTCTCTTCAACCGACTTGTTGTAGGCGTTCTGAGCGATGGTCAGCTCTTGCTTGCGCTTGACATCCTTGGTCGCAAACTGGCCCGCGAGCTTATCGAAGTCCTCCATTGCATCGACGTACTCCTTGTTGGCGGCCTGAGTCTCTGCGATGGATTTGCCGGCAGCGCCAGCGAAGGCAAGGAAATCGGATGCCTGCTGGATCTGCCGCTTCAGGTTTTCGACGCCCTTGTCCCAACTCGTACGCGACTGCTCGTTCTTTGGCCCCTGCGCGAGCTTTGTATTCAACTCCTGTTGCAGCGCCTCAAGGTGCTTCGCCGCCTGGTCCGTGGGCGAGGTCTGGCGCCCCACGCCAAGGATGGCGTCCCACATCTTCTTTGCGCCGCCCGTCACGATCTGGACCGCGCGCTCGATGTAACCCAGGTTCTGCGTCAGCTCATCAGCGCCGGTCTTCATGGCGTCGGCGTAGGCCTTCTGAGCCACGGCCGCAGCCTCGGCGGTCTTGCCCTGCTTCTCCAGCGCCTTGATCTGGTCGTAGATGCTCGCCGTCAGGTAGTTCATCTGCTCATTCAGCGCGAGCGATGCCTGCAGCGGATCCTTGGCCAGGTCCGCAAACTGCTTGGCCGTCTCGCTGACGGCTTGGCCCGTGGTCTTCTCCCATTGCAGAGCGATGGCCGTAAAGTCCTTCAGCTGGTCGGATGCGACCTTGCTGTAGCGAGCCATCTCGGCAAGGCCTGCAGCTGCGGCGCCTTGCGTGCCCGACGTGCTGGCGATGGCGCGGGCCATGGCGTTCAGCTCATCGACAGTGGTGCCGGCCTGGTTGCCGCTAAGCACAAGGGAGCGGCGGAAGTTGTCCGACTCCTTGCTGCCTTGGTAATACGCGACGCCGAGCGTTGCTGCGGCAGCAGCAGCCACGGTGAAGGGATTCACCAAGCCGACCACGTAGCCAGCCATGCCGCGCGCAGCCGCGCCAGCACCGCCAAACATGTCTTTCAGCTGGCCCCCCTGTTGCAGCAGCACCGTCAGCGGGGCCTGGCCAGACTGGAGCGACACAACGATATCCGTGAACTGCGCCGGCACCATGCGCATTGCTGCAGCGGTCTGCGCAGCCGACACGCCGACCTTGCCCATGCCGGCCTCCGTCTCGCGCAGCTTGGCGATATACGGGGCTGCCTGGCTGGCGACACCCAGCTGCGCAGCCTGCAGCTCCAGCAGCTCGGATTTCGTCTTGCCCAGGGCCAGGGTCTGCGAGCGCAGCGACTCCAGGAACGAGCTCTGGCCCGCATCCTTGGCCTGCTGGGCTTTGAACGAGGCGAGCGCATCCTCGGCCTCGCGCAGCTTTGCGACCAGCGGATTCAGCTTGGTCGCATCGAGGCCACGCATCTCGATCTTCTGCTCAAAAGCGCGCGATAAGCTTTCACCCGCCTGTGCGGCAATCCTGGCTTTTTCTGTGGCGCGGGTCAGCGCCTGGGCCATGGCGCTCTCAGCACGCCCCATCTTCTGAGCAGCTTCATCGGCACCATCGCCGATCCCCTTCACGCCCTTGGCCGCCTGCTCGCCGGACTTGGCGACGGACGCAGCCATGTCGGCCGCGCCAGTCTTGATGTTCTGAAAGGTGGTCTTGGTGTCGTCTTCCGCAGAAACCACGAAGCCAATTTTGCGGTTTTGTTCTTCCATGACGCCCCCAAACAAAATGGCCCGCCGAAGCGAGCCATAAAAAAGCCCGCTGTGCGGGCCGATGTGTTCTGTGCGGGGCTATTTACCGCAATAGCCCTCTATGAATACCTTGCTGCCAACGTCCTTTTCGACATCGGCGCTTTCTCCGCTTGTCGAGGCAAATAGCTTGAACCCCGAGTACCCCCCGAGTTCGTTCTTGGCATTCACCTCGCCGCAAAGAATGCTGGTTTTGACGGTCCACCCGTTGATCAACCGCTCATTTCTGAACTGAGCAGAATCCGGATCTTTAAGCTCGGCACGCACCGCATTGCGGTGCTGGTGGACAACATAGGCGCCGTACATATAAATGCCGGCACCCAGCACCAGCAGAACCAACAGTCCGACAGACAAGACTTTGCGCATATACCCCTCGCTTAAAAATTGAAGGGCATGCTACCGCATCACCTTTTCTGCGGGATGTTGACCACGGCCATCTCCATCCGCCGCACGTCCGCAAAGAGCTCGTCCCAGACCTCCTGGTCGCCCTGTGCAACGCGGTCCAGCAGCGGATAGACCGCCTCGTATCGCAGGCCTATGCGCCCGCCGCCACCCATCCCCACCACCCAGGCCCATTGCGTCTGCAGGCCGACGAACAGCGCCAGCGGCTCGGCGTTCTCGGGCCAGGTCTCCACTGGGTCTTCCCAGTAGTCTTCTGGCTCGCAGCCTTCTGCGACCTCAGGGTCGGGGGTGAAATAGGCGACGGTGGCGCTCAGGAGTTTTTTACGCGGCCATCCACCAGGGCGCCACGGTAGGCATCCCAGAACGCAGCAGCCGCGTTGGGCTCCTCGTCGAACAGTTGCACCAGGGCGGCCTTGTCGAGTTCGATCTCCACATCCCAGCCCACCAGGTACTTCAGGGTGCGCTCGGCGCTGAATTCCAGGCCACGGTCGGCCAGGTTGGCGAAGCTGAATTTCTCGCCGTCGGCCGGCTGGGGAACGTTGGCATTGGACACCTCGTCCCAGAGCTCGCCGAACTCGCGGCGCGTGCGGTACTTGAACTTGCACTCCAGCTCGACCACCTCGCCGGTCACGCGGACGAAAGAGACGGGCGCGGTGATTGTGTCGGGGCGAGCGCCGAAGATGAATGCGGGCGGCTTCTGCTTGCCGGCCTGGTCTGCGGCAGTGGAAACAGCGGTCTTGGATTGAGTGGCCATGGAGTGATCCTTTCAGCGGATGGAAAAAGAGAAAGCCCGTGCGCAGCCGCCCGCCCCGCTGAAAGGAGCGAAGCGGCTGCGTCGGTGCATGGGGTGGACGCCTTAGCTGGCGTAGCGGGTGGAGCGGCCCTTGCCGGAGAAGTCGGCTTTCACGCGGTTGACCTGGCCGTCCTGCATCAGCACTTCGTCGTTGAGCGCCACGGTGCAGGCCAGGTAGCTGGTCGCGCCGTTCTTCATGGTCAGGCGCTGGATGGTGTCGGCGCCGCTGGCGGACAGGTCTTCCAGGGCCGTGTAGCCGGGGGTCTCGATCGCGTCGGCGTCGATTTCCAGCGAGCGCGACACGGGCGAGAAGCCGTCGTTGATTTCCTGCTCGTTCTCGCTCTCCAGGTAGCGATATGTGACTTTTTTGGGATCGCCGCCGCTGGTTTGGTTCTGCAGAATCTGCACCACATCAACCCAGGTCAGCGCCTTCTGGAAGCTGCCCGCGCCACCACCTGGCGTGAACAGGTTGGGGTTGATGGTGTTGGCCTTGCGACCCTCCAGGGTGAACGTGTCCGGGGTGGGGATGGCTTTCACGCGGAACACCATGCCGTTCAGGCGGCCCCAGCCGGACAGGATGATCACGATGTTGCCGACGGCCAAGCCGTGCCCAGCTGCCGTGCAGACCGCCTCGGTCGCATTGGTGATCGCGGTGATGGGCACCTTGGCGCCGATGGAAGTGGCCACGGCGATGCGCGAGCCGGTAGGGAGAGATGCCATGTTGTGGCCCTTTCAAAAGCAGAAAACCCGCCGAAGCGGGTTGATGGAGTGCCCTCGCGGGCGGGAGACCGCCAGGGCGGCGGAACAGGTCAGGCGGCCTATCGGGCGCCGAGAATGGAAAAAGTCTGCAGGTAGCCAGAGACAACTCCTGCATCGTCATAGGCCCCGATGGGGTCGCCATGGGGCCGCGCCGTGAAGGCGCCAGCGCCGCAGAGCCGCTCTTCGATGCGCTGGATCAGCGCGAAGGCCTGCAGCGGCGTGGCGGCCCAGGTGTTGATCTGGATGAGCGGCTTGCGCTTGTCGGCCGGCGCGTTGTCCGTGTAGCGCAGCACGTCGCCGCCGATGTGCTGCCAGGTCACATAGGGCATGGCCGTGCCGTAGGGAGCCGTGCCCACAACGACGCGCGGGCACTCGGCCAGCAGTTCGGCCATGAGGTCAGATTCAAGCGCCACCGTAGGCCCCCTTCTCGAACAGCCGCCGCCAGAGCTCAGCCTCAGCAGCCTTCTGGGCCTCGGCCAGCGAACTCTCCGCGCTGCGAATGAACGCCTTGCCAGGCACCTGAATCGGAGTCGGCAACGTCACGTAGTACGCATCTTTCTGCGCCTGGCTGGCGCGCCGGCCAGGCGGCTTCTTGCCATCCATTCCGGGCCGCACCATTGGTCGCACTCGGCCGTCGTTGCCCCGGTAGTAGCGGTATCGCTGCAGGTAGCCCCATTCGACTAGGTGGCCGTGGGGCGCAGTGCGGTGGTTCCAGCTGACGTGGTACTCCGCGCGCTGCCCTTCGACCGACTTCTCAGGGCTGAAGGCCTGATAGATCGAGCGCTCCAGATTGCCCGTGGAGCGGCCGAGCGCCCGCACATTGATCTTGACCCGTTCGTACAGCACCTGGGCCGCAGCCTGGGCCACAGGGCGCACAGCAGCATCAACATCGGCGCCAAGGTCAGCCAGCAGGCTGTCGAGGCCATCGAGATCCACAGCAATGCCGAACGTTTTGTTCCCCTGCAGGGCCTGCTTGCGCAGATCGCGCCGGCTGGCCATGGCCGTCAGCCCTTGAACGGCACAGCGTCGGCACGCGCGGCGCGGGCCTCGGCCACACGCTCGGGATCCGCGTCCATCCAGCTGGCATTGGCGGTGGCCACCTCGGCCGGCACGTCCTCGATCAGCAGGCCGGCGTCGTAGCCGTAGGGACCGATGGTGCCGGGCCTGGTGGTCAGCACGGCGCGCGGCCCGCCGTCGTCGGCCGGCGCTTCCTGGGCAGCGCGCGCCGCCCGGGGTGCGCGTGGGGTCCGTGGTTTGGTCATTGGGTCAGTCCTTTCGTGAGCTCGCACACCAGGTCGATGTACTCGCGGGTCGGCCCAGGCAGCACCGCCTTGAGCTCGTAGACGTTGCCGTCGAACAGCACGCGCATGCCTGCGTCCAAGCCAGAGCGGCGGCGGATGCGGATGCTCGCGCGGACGATGGACACTTCGGCGTCGGCCTTGATCGTGCCCAGGCCAGACTTGTGCTGCACGTTGGCGGCGATGCGGCCCGGGGAGATGTTTTCCCAGCCTTCAGGCAGCGGAGTGCCCCATTCATCCGCACCGCCTGTCTTGCGCTGGATGTGGATGCGGTCCTTGAGAGTGCCGGCCTGCATGTCACACCCCCAGGCCGACCCGATGCGGGTACAGCAGCGAATGCGCGCCCATCGGCAGCTTGTTGGCGGCCGTGGAGACAACATCCTCCCGGTTGGCGTAAAGGTGCCCGAGGATGAGCAGGATCGCAGCCCGCACAGCGGGATTGATCACCATGGGCATGGCCTCCTCCGGCTCACCAGCAGCATCGAGATCCGCCTGCGTGCCGTAGACGTTCCGGTTCAGGAAGTCGCTGGCCGCCGTCTCGGCCGCGCCGATGTAGAGCTCGATCAGAGCATCCTCATCATCGGCATCGACACGCAGGTGCAGCTTTGCCGTCGGCAGGTCGATGAGGCTCACTTCTTACCCCGCGTCGGCTTCGGGGCGGCTGCAGGCACCTGGTCAGCAGCGCCAGCGTCTGCCGCCTTGGGCTGATCGACCTCGGCAGGCTGCTGCACGTCGTCGGGCTGCTCCTGGGTCACCGAATCGGGCACCTGGTCAGCAGCGCCAGCGTCAATCAGCTGACGGCCCCGGCTGCTGTCCATGCGAGCGACCATGCCGGCGCGCGGGTCCGGCTTTTTGAACTTGATGAGCATGGCTTTCTCCTGGTGGAGATGGGCAGGCCCGCCGAAGCGGGCCCAGCCATCAGGTGATGTTGCCGAAGTCGCCGTAGATGAAGGCTTCGGGGCGATACACGGCCAGGGCCAAGCGCTCTTCGGCCAGGACAGTGACCAGGTTCTTCACGAAGTCGTCTTCGTTCTCGGTGGCCACCTCGACACGCGCCTGCCAGCGGTCGAACAGCTGCGCTCCCAGCTTGAAGGCGCCGGCCAGGAACTTGTCCACCGTGATGGCCTGGGTGGTGACCACCGGGCGGTTCCACAGAGAGGCGCCGATAATGCCCTGCGGGTTGCCGATGATGTAGCGGCCCGTGGTGTCCTTCAGCAGCTCGATGCGCGCCCAGTCGATGGGGTTCATCACCACACCCGTGGACGGGAACTCGGCCAGCTCAGCCTGCAGGAATGCCAGACGGATGTTGTCGATGTTCGTCTCGGTGCCAGCAGGATCGAAGGGCGCGGAAAACGCCGTGGCCTGCGGGATGATGCCCAGCAGGTTCTGGCCCGTGCCGTCGCCGTTCAGCAGCTGCTGCTCTTCCTTGAAGGCCAGGCCGTAGCGCAGGCGGCCGTCGATCAGGCTGGCCAGTTGCGAGGCGTCGCTCAGGATCTGGCGCGAAGCCTTCATGTAGTGTGCGATCACCTTGGCCGTCGTGCTCACCAGGTCGAACTTCAGGCTCGACTCTGGCTTCTTGGCGCCCTCGGCGACCATGCCTGCGTTGTTCGTGAAGCCCGTTTCCTTCACGTATTCCAGCGCGTTGCCGTCCATGTTGCCGGGGGTGATCAGGTCACGCACGGTCATGCGGCGCTGCGGCAGCGCCTGCACACCCGGCAGGCGCGTGGTCTGCACCAGATCGCCGGCAGAGCCATCCGCATCGGTGGTCAGGCTGGTGATGGCTGCGTTCACCGTCATGTCGCATCGACCACGAGGGCCAGCGAGACCTGCATTCCCGACCCAGTTCTTGAAGCTTTCGTTGCGCACGAACTGCTGGCCCAGCGACTGGTGTTGCACGTCACCGCCCGCGCCGTTGGCCTCCAGCTTCGCCAGCACCTGCTGCGCGCCCTGCAGGTTGGCCTGCAGCTCTCCCTGCTTGAGCAGCAGGTCATCGACCTGGCGGCGGGTTTCCGCACTGAGTTCCGCGTTCTTCGCGGCCGACTCGGCGTGCGTCTTGAGCTGATCGCCCACCGTCTTCAGGCTGGCGTTGATCTGCTTGATGTCGTCATCGATTTGAGGCATGGGATGCCCTTTCAAAGGAGGATAGAGGTGAGGGATGCGGCCAGAGCCGCCGTACTGCTGATGTCGGCCTCAGGGCCGCGCTCGGCGGGATCTCCCTCGCCGCTGCCAGCGGGATCACCCACGCTGGACTTGAAATCGCTGATGAGGCGCATTGCCTCGCTCTTGGGCATGCCACTGTTGCGCAATGCCGCCTCCAGACGACGCACAGCGGAGGCGCTGGCGTTTCCGCCGCCTTTGCCCACCTGGTCGGAGGCCAGCAGCTCGTCTGCGAAGCCCTGCTCCACGGCCGCCGCGCCGCCGATCCAGGACTCGGAGTCCATGAGCTTGGCGATGGCCTTGGCCTCCAGGCCCGTGCGAGACGCGTAGATGTCGCCCATGGCGGCATCGAAGGGCTCCAGCCAGGCGGCCAGCTCGCGCAGGTCGTTGCGGTTGCCCATGGCGACAACCCAAGCGTTGTGAATCATCAGGAAGCCGGCGCGGGCAATCTGCACCGTGTCACCAGCCATCGCGATCACCGAGCCTGCCGAAGCGGCCAGCCCCAGGACCTTGACGTTCACCTCACCTTCGTGCTCGCGCAGGAGGTTGTAGATGGCCAGGCCCTCGAACATGTCGCCGCCTGGGCTGTTGATGTTGACGGTCACCGGGCCTTTGCCCAGGCTGCGCAGTGCGCCGGCAACGCGCTTGGCTGTGACGCCCTCGCCCGTCCAGGGGTCGTAGCCGATGGCGTCATAGATGCTGATGGAGCGTTCTTCGTCGCGATCAGCTGCGCGAACCTCGGGACTCCAGCGCTCCAGAGCGCGCGGGAGGATTTCGCTGCGCAGGCTAGCGCTCGGCCGACCCATCGGGGCCACCGGCAAGTTCTTCATGCTCATGGTTCAGCCTTTCTGCGGCTCTTCGTTGAAGCCCAGGAACGCGCGGAACGCGGCCCGGGCCTGGTTTGCTTGGTCTGCGCCGCCCTCCTGGCCCAGGGCGTCAAGGGTCGTCATGGCCGACTGGACCGTCAGCACAGCGGCGTTGCCGCCCATCGGCTCCCGGTCTTCCAGTTCGCGCACTTCGTCGCGGGTCAGAATCCCGTTGTTGACCATCGCGGCATAGAACGCGGCGCGGCCTGCGCTGTCGGCGCGCAAGAGGCCCTCCACGGCGAACTTGGGGTAGAAGCGCGTGCGCTCGGCCGGCGTCATCAAGTCCTTGCTGATGGACTGCTCAATGCGCCGCAGCCACGGCCCCAGCGTGAATGTCAGGAAGCCGATCATTTGCTGCTCGATGCCGGTCCCCCAACTGGTGGACTTCTCTGTATGCCCGACCATCCAGGGCGGGACACGGAACCAGCGGCAGATCGACTCCACGGAGAACGCCCGCGACTCCAGGAGCTGTGCATCAACTGGGTTGATGCCGACAGTCCCGACATCCGTTCCGCCCTCCAGCACCGGCGCCTCGCCGCGCTCCACCGAACCCTGGATCTCGGCCTTGAACATCCGCCGCTGCTCCGGCTTCAGGAATGCGGCCACCTTGTAGTAGACCGTGGGCAGCATGCCATTGCGGAAGGTCTTCGCGGCCGAGCGCTCGGCGGCCATCGCCGAGCCGAACACCTTGGCGCCGTATGCGATCACCGACACGCCGGTTTCGCCATCGAGCGTGAATCCTGGCACGTTCCAGATCCGCGATGCCGGGATCTCCCGGGGCGTGCCGTCGGCTCGCGGGTACTGGTAGATCTTTCGGCCATTGATGTCGCGGGTGATGACCAGCTTGTTCGGGTCCAGGAAGGCCAGGCCCACCAGCTGCGTGCCGACATAGAGCTTTTCCGCACGCCCGTTCCCTCGCAACAGCATCGAGGCCACCAGTGCCTCCCAGAACACCGATGCGGTCGAGTCCGCGTTCGGCTGATCGTGGATGATGAAGTGCAGCGGGTGATGGCTTGCCAGGCGCTTGCCTGCCGAGGTCTTCTCATGGATCGACAGTGGCAGCGTGGCAATGGTCTCGGAGATGAGGCGCACGCAGCTCCAAACTGCATCCACCTGCATCACCGCCTTGGGAGTGACATCCACCCCCGCCTCGCTGTCCATCACGCGATCCGTATACAGGTCCTTGTCGCGCAAGCTGAAGGAGCGCACCCAGCCGTCGATGGCCGCGCGCACGCGGCCGACAAGGCCTGTGTTCGTTCGATTTTTCATGCCTTGCCCGTCCGTATTGGGTCGCTCAACCAGTCATCCAAGCCACCCATGGCCTCGGGATTGAGAGACATCAGTTGCACCGCGTTGAACAGCGCCATCAGCGGATCGATCTTCGCGGCGCCCGTTCCCGAGCTGCTGGCCTGCTTGGTAATCAACATGGCGTTGCCCTTGGGCTCCACCTTCGCATTGCTCACGCACCAGGCCATGAGCGGCTGGCCGCAGTGCTTGAGCACACCCTCGGCCAGCTTGCGCTCGGCCGTCTTGATGGCGCCACCCAGCTTCCAGCCCTGGCTGATGCCGATGATCTTGTCCTGCGGTACGCCGGCCGCCACCAGGGCTTCCAGCACGCCACCAACGCCAGCCGGGTCGATGCCCACCCGATCCAGCAGCCCAGCCTGCTCGACCTCGGCCACGATGGAGGCCAACTCCTCCATGTCATCGCCGATGCGCTCGACCAGCACCAGGTCGCCATCCTTCACGAAGTCCAGCAGCCGCGGCGCAATCTCCTTGCGGCGCTCCAGCACCGAGGGATGAGCCCAAGCCCTGCACCACGCGAGCCAGCGGCCAGTCTCCTTGCAGCGCCCCACCAGCGCGAAGCCCAGCAAGTCGTCCAGGCCGCCGCCGTCGATGCCGGTCGTGATGACCTCGCAGCGCTGCAGCAGCTCCGCCAGCGTCACGCGCTCCACAGCGCCAGCCCAGAAGTCGGCGCCGGCCCAGCGGTCGGCCCGCAGATTCATGCCGATCTCGACATTCAGGTGCTTGGCCAGGAAACGCTGGAAGCCGCCATCTCGCTCCGGCGCGCGCTTGCTCATCTCGTCCTGCAGCCACTCCAGGCTCACCGAGCGCCCCATGTTGGGGTTGGTGATGTAGAAGTTCTCGCTGAGCAGGTAGGCCTTGCTCTCCAGCATGGCCTTGGGGAATTCATACAGGATGCCCAGCACCTTCGGGTTGTGGACGATGCCGTCGCGCACATCTCGCCAGTAGTCGAGCTTCTTCTTGAACTCCCCTGCCGGAGCATCGTCGGACTGCGTGGTCAAGAAGATCACCCAGCCCTCTTCCCGCGACACTTGGCCGCCCAGGGCCTCCTGGAACATCGCACTGGCATTGGCCCGCTTGCCGAACAACCAGAGCTCATCCACCAGCACCCGACCGGCCTTCTTGCCCGACACCGTGTCCGTGTCGGCGGCCACCACCTTCAAGGTGTTGCGGTTCACGCGGTGCGTGATCGTGCGGATGTGGTCCTGGATGTGGAACAGCGCCGACAGCTCCTCATCGGCACGGACCATGCTGGCCGCAGGCTTGAACGAGTTGTCCGCAACCTCTTTTGTGGGAGCCAGGATCAGATGTTCCTCGTCCTCGCGCCAGCAAAGGATCAGCGCGGTCAGCATGATGCCGGCCGCGATGGTCGATTTCGTGTTCTTCTTGCTGATCAGCAGGCCGTACTCCCGGATCAGCTGCTGGCCTGTTTCAGCGTCGTAGGCGCCGAAGATGGCGCGAACGAAGTCGAAAACCCACTCCTCGCTGCATTCACCGAAAGTCGGAGGGCGCCATTGCCCCATCTCGTCGTCCCACACCTTCGCCAGGTCCACCACCTTCAACTCTTTGAAGATGGCCAGGGCTTGCTCGGCCTGGTCCCGGAAGATCGGCGGCGGAATGATGGACTTCCGCTGCACCAACCTTTCTTCCCAGTCGATGCATGCGGTCGTCCAGTCCATGCCTATACCTTTCTTCCGTTAGCGGCTGCGAGCTTTGGAGGCGCAGCCGGCGTGAACCGGCTGGCGACCTTCTTTGCCGCAGCGGCCTTCTCTTCTTTCTTGCCTGCCTCCCCTTTCTTGGGGTGGCAGTACGGCGCGGCCAACGTCGCTGCCTGCATCCGGCGCCCACGGTCCTCATCAGGATCCCGCATCACCTCCAGCAGGTAGTCGAGCGGCATCAGGTCCGTCAGATCCGGGGGCGGCTCAGGCTTTTCTTTGCCGAATGGCCAACTGGGCGGTGCGTCATCAGCCTTGAACCCCTGCGCATCCACCGTGGGCGCGGCGGCCTTCTTACCCCCCGGCTTCTTCGTTACCGGCTTCGGCTCAGGTGCCGGGCTCGGCTTGCTCTTCGGGCGGCCAGCACCGGGCCGCGGCCCTCCTCTTGGCATGGCTCACCTCTTTGATTTCTTTGATTTGTTTGATTTCCACGGTCTGCCGGAAATCAAAACCCTGAAAACTCCTGATATCGCAATGACTTGCGCGATGTTCTTCATGCGCCCGATAGGCCCAAAAGAATCAAACAGGGGGAAATTTTCTGCGCGTGCGGAACAGGGCGGTCTGGAGGGACGAGTCCTCCAAGGTTTGACCCACCCCCTCCCCTCGGCTGCCCCGACGATGCCTCTGGCTCGCGTCAGACGGGCTCAGGCTGCGTTCGCGCCGAGCCGGGATTGCTCCAGCGCCTGCAGCAGCTTCTGCACCTCCTGGACGCTCTGCTGACATTCGATGGTCGCGCCGTGCATCGTCACGATGTGCGACCGGATGCCATGCCACTGGCAGGAGGTCGAGGCCTCGCTCACTCGGACGATACCGTCGGGGTTGAGCAGGTGCCTGCGGCCATTGATGTCCGTGACTTCGATCATTGCTTGCGCTCCTGCTGTTGGCGCTCCTGCCGCAGTTGGCGAGTGCCTGCGCCCAACGCCCATGCGATCAGAAGGCCGATGCCCATCACCCAATGGCCAAACCAAACCGCGCCCATGACCAGGCCGATGCTCAGCACGTTGTCCACTGCGGAGGGGAGCGCATAGGCGCGCTCGGGAAAACGATCCGTCCTGCGCACGTTGAGCAGGTTGGACAGCACCAGCACGCCGACCACAAAGGCCAGCAGATTGCCGGCTCCTTCAACGCCATCACCCACCCAGGCCCACAGCAGCCCATACATGCCGGCGTACAGCGCCAGCTGCGTGATTGCGGCCCTCATGCTGCGCCACCATCCACCACAGTGCGCATGGCGGTCGAGCCTGCATCGGCTTGCCAGGCCTCGGAAGCGCCAATCGCGGCCAGGTGGTCTGCCAATGCCTCAGCATCGGCTGCTGCGTACTCCTGCGCCAGCGCGCGCTCCACCTTGCGGGAAGCCTCGCGAAGGATGAACTTCACGGCTGAGCTCTTGGAAGCCGTGTAGATCTCCAGCAGTTGGCCCAGCGCTTCCGCATCCTTCTTCGCCCTCGCTTCGGCGCCCGCCTCGACACGCGCGGCGATGGTGCGCATGAAAACCGACCGCGCGTCCATTTGCAGATCCATGTCCATGTCCATGTCCTACTCCTCAGTGGCGGGCCTCGGTGCCCTGGTGCGTGGTGGCGGCCGGCGCGGCGTGGGAGCCGGGTTGGTACTGCGAGGACGGCATAGCGTCCAGCTGGGTCTGCAGCAGCTTGCGCTTGATGTGCGTGCTCATCGGCAGGACCACCGCAGGGTTAGGGATGGCGCTGGGGCTGATCGTGCGGTTGATCTCCGTCACGGCCGAGAACACATGGCCGCACTCGAAGTTGCGGCACTGGAAGATGGTCTCGCGGCTGGTGTTGGTCAGCTGCAAGCTGGTCCGGGTGTACGCATGCTCTTGGCAGTGGGGGCACATCATTCGCATCTTCAGCACTCCTTGCGCTCGCGGCGCTCTGTGGGACACGTAGGGGCCGCGATATGCGGCACGACAACAGTGGTCGGGGTTGCTCGGGCCGGCTTCGGTGCGGCCGGCGCGGGGCGGACTGCGGGCGCAGGCCTGGCAGGCGGAACCACGATCACCGGGCGGGCCGGGATGACGACGACGGGCGCGGCCATCGCAGCGCCAGCGGCCAGCACCAAGGCGACGGAAAGAACTGTCTTCATCTCTTTTGCTCCTCGCGTTGCTTGTCTCGGGAATGGTGGGTGGCGCACAGCGGATCCCAGTTGCTGCGATCCCAGAACAGCGTCTGATCGCCTCGATGTGGCACCCGGTGGTCGACCACCGTCGCAGCCTCCACCCTGCCCTCAGCCTGGCAGCGGATGCACAAGGGATGCGCCTTCAGGAACGTCGCTCGCGCCTTCTGCCAGCGGTAGCCGTAGCCCCGCTGCGCTGCCGTCTGATCGCTGGTGCGCCAGCTGCCGGCCTGCATCGTCTGAACGCGGCGGGTGTCGAGCACGGGCACAGAGCTCTTGAGGGTCTGGAGCCTGGCCATCAGCGGATCTCGCGGCCGATCTGGATGCGGAAATAGGGCTCGCGGCCCAGCATCGAGAGCGTCAGGCCCGTGACCCAGTGGCCCAGCGAGATCAGGTACTCGGCTGGGCCCCACTTCGCAGCCACCATCGGACCCTTGGCGTCGGTCTCGCCAATCCAGCAGGGGATGCCGTACATCGCACCATGGTTGGTGAAGCCCAGCGCCAGCGCCTGCTGCCTGGTCATGTAGTCGAGGAGCTTGGCGATGCGCTCTTTCATCGTCAGCTCCTGGCCGCGCCCTCGGACTTGAGGGCGTTGAACTCATCGCGGCTCACCTTGCGCTCCACGATCTCGGAAGCAACGAATCTGAGATCCACGACGCCGGCCAGCGCCAAAACGTCGCGGGGTGTTTCGAGCTTCAGCACCTGGCCGATGGGGTGGCCGTTCACGAAGATCAGACGGTGGACACCATCGTGGAGGATCTCCACCTTCTGGCCCAAGTCAGGCGCCAGCACATGAGGCCGCGCCGGGATGATTCGCTCCACGTCATCTTCGAGATGGCGGTAAACAGCGCCTTCGGCTTCTTCTGTCTGGGACATGTGGATCTCCTTGAGGGTGAAATAGGAGCCGCCACACAGGCCTTGCACCCCATGCGCAATGCATGCTTTGCCGGGTGCACCTGGTGGCGGCGGAAACGAAAAAGCCCCGCAGAAGCGAGGCCATGAATTGGTCACCCCTTCGGACTTATGGCCAATGCCACAGGGGGAATGCCGTTCGCTGTGCTCCAGCGCCGCGACAGCTCGCGGAGGAGTCCCCGCCCCATCACGCCACTCAGGGGCGGCCCCGGCTGGATCGGGGAGCCAACAAAAAAGCCCGCAAGGCGCGAACCGTGCGGGCTTGTGATCTGTAGGGGCGTGTTCCCCCATCGCTTCCATGTCTTGCCAGACTCACCGCCTAGGGACGTTTATCAGGGTGAGCTCTGGCGGTTTTGTCTGCGCCTGCGCTCTAGGTACGCAGTATACCTCAGCCTTTGCCGGCCGCAACCGTCTTCAGCCCCTTCATGCGCTTGAGCGCGGCGATGGTGCCCGAGCGTGCGCGGTCCACATGGGCGGCGATGTGCCCGGAAATCAGCTGGCCCTCGGCTTCGTGCGGCACCTCGCGGGTGCCGAACCCCTTGCAGGTCTCGCAGATCGCCATCTCACCCAGCTTGACCCCGCCGCAGCCTGGGCACTTGCGGTCGCACCACCAGAGCAGCACATCGGTCAGCTTGGCGCGGGCGTCCTTGATGCCCTGCGCCAGCACCCAGGGCAGAAAGCCGGCGTGAGGATCCACCAGGCGGCTGTACTGCGGCAGGCTGGTGAGGATCTGCATTCGGCGCTCCATGTGCCAACGACCCTCAGCCACGCGGGCGCCCACCATGTCGAGTCGGCCCCGGCTCTTGCGGGGCATTTGTTCGGCCACGCTCTGCAGCTGCTCGTCGGTCAGCGGGCGCGGCTTCTCGCGGCGGTCCCATTCGCAGATCAGCTGCTGGACCAGCCGGCCCAGGCCTGCGCGCTGGATGCCAGCGGCGATCAGGTAGTCCGCATCTCCGCGCTTTTCCAGATCGACGGACAGGTCGCTGCTGGTGCTGGCGCTGGTCAAGCGCTCTGCGACGGTGGGCCGCTCAGCGGCTACGGGCTTGGTTGGTGCTTCGATGGTCATTCTTTTCCTTGGGTAATCGGGTCTGCTCAGCCGCGGCGCTTGTTGAGGGTTTGCCGAACCTTTTCCGCCAGTGCGCTGCACAGATCTCGGGTGCCGAAGGCGATTGGCACGTAGTCCATGCGTCGGTCTTCGACATAGGCTCGGCGGTTATGGGTCAGCATGCTGCTGACTGGTTCGATATGCATCGCGCACTGGCTCTGGCTCCACAGGAGCACATGGCAGTTCTCAAGACTGGTGATGGCGCGCTCAGGATTGGTCAGCAAATTCATCTTTTGGCTCCTGGGTTGAGAAAGGGACATAGCTGATGGCGCGGCGCCGGTTGTTCGTGGCGAACTGCTGGGCGGCCTTGTTGAACCAGAGGTACTGGCTGTAGTGCTGCACGTCGCCGTTGCGCTGCTTCTGCAGCTCCAGCTTGGCGTCGGGCTTGTCGGGGTCGTGGTCGGGGTCGTTCTCGTCCTTGCGCGCACTCCAGACCGTGAACACGTTGTCGGCTCCGTCGGTGATCTTGGAAGAGCCTGCAACGTCCAGCTTCCCCGGGCCTTTGGACTCGTCCGCACCCTTGCGGGGGTGGGCGACCAGGTGGACATGCACGCCATTGCGGCGCGCGAAGTCGCAGATCTTGCGGACGGCCTCTTTCTGGGCTGTCATGCTGCCCGGCCCGTCCTCTGGGACGTCCGTCATCATCAAGCTGTCAATCACGAAGTGACGCATGCCGTAACGCTTGGAGCCGTACAGGAACACAGCCAGAAGACGGTCGATGCCTGCGCTACCCACAACGTTGAAGAACCATTGTTTGTCATGCAGCCAGGCCCCGATGGCGTCGATGTAGGGCATGCTCGGGCGGTCCAGGCCTGCGGCCTGCTTGACGGTGCGCTTGAGCTGGCGTTCGGGCGTCATCTCGCCGGAGAACACCATTACGCGGTCGCCCTGCTGCATCAGCCCCAGCAGCACCTGGGACAGCATCAGGCTCTTGCCGTGGCCGTTGTAGCCGGTCCAAACGGTGACCTCGCCGGATCGAAACTCGAACCAGTCCAGGTCCTTGTCCAGGCGCAGTACAGGGTCGCCCCCGTCATCGTGGGCCGGATAGAACATGGACTTCACGCGGTTGATGAAGTCGCTGGCCTGGCGCATCTCCTCGGGGTCCAGGGTCTTGGCTTCCTTGGTGGCGTGCCAGAAATCCTCGCCACAAGCCCCCTTCTGCAGGAACTCGTTCGCGTCCTTCTCGGGCAGCGTGACCAGCTTGCAGCGCTCCAGGCCCAGGCGGCGAACGATCTCCTGTGCACCAGCCTTGCCGGCCTCATCGCTGTCGAAAAAGATCAGGATCTCGCTGAAGCAATCCAGGCGCTCCCAGTCGTTCTCCAGCCACTGGTGATTGCCAGCGCCAGCATTGACCGACAGGGCAGGAATGCCGACCTGGTGCAATGTCATCGCATCGATCTCGCCCTCGGTGATCGCCACGGTACGGGCCTTGGGGTCGATCAGGTGCCAGCCGAAGAGGCAAGGCTCTGCCCCACCCTCCTGGCGCATGTCGCGCTTCTCAGCGATGTTGCGGTACTTCACGTTGACCAGCTCGCCGTTGCGCAGGTACGGGAACACGGCGTAGGTCTTGCCGCCGCGGATCTGCTCGGCCACCCGGAAGGCAGCGATGGTCTCGTCGGTGATCCCCCGGCCGTTGAGCCACTCCTTGACGCCGGCCTTGGCGGCCTGGCACTGCGGCTTTGACGGGCGCTTGAAGGTCTTCTTCTCGCGCTCGGGCATCACTTCGCGGATGCCCAGGTACTCCTTCGCCTCGCGGATGGCTTCGCCGATGGACTGGCTGCGGCAGGCGGCCCACAGGTCCAGCAAATCGCCCGCGTCTCCTGACGCGAAGTCCTTCCACACGCCGGCCTTGGCGCCGGTCAGGCGGACGGACAGGGACTGGCCCTCTTCGCCATTCACGCTGCCAGCCACCCACTCGCCGGCCTTGCGTTTGCCGTTGGGCAGCAGATGCTGGGCAATGGCCGCGGCGTCGGACGCCATGCGCTGGCTGAGTTCTGCAGCGTTCACTCAGGCACCTCCATGCGGCGGCCGTCGCGGAAGAGGTGGGCGTTGTGGGCGTAGCACCGCTCGTTCTCGGCCTCCCAGCGGTTCTCGAACCCAGCCTGCAGAGCCCATTGCGGCCGGCTCTCGCTGTCACCTCCCTGCGCCGCGCCCTCCCCGTCGTTCCATCGACCCTCGTTGAGCCACGTCGAAGGGTGAGGGATGTACTGGCCACCGTCTCGCTGCCACTGGGTGGACTTGGCCTGGATCGCAACGGCCGCCAGCATCTTCGCCAGCAGTTCGGGGTCGGGCTTGCGCTTGGCAAAGGCCTTGCGAGCCGCATCCTTGCCGACCTTGCGGGGGTATGCCGACCAGAACTCGCCGAAGCCATCCGGCTCGTCGCCAGCATCGCTCCGACGCTGCCGCCCCCCGGTGGGGGGTTGGGGGGTATTGTCTTTATCTTCTCTTCTCTTCTCTTCTCTAGGTGACGGCCTCGTAACGCCATCAGCGTTACTTTCGCCGTTACTAGAAGCGTTACTTCGGTGAGTTGCCGCCCTTTTGGCACCCTGAGCACGGCTTTTTGCCGTCGCGCCGTTGTGCTTGTCGAAATTGGCCAGCGAGATACCGTCTTCCGTGACCACGATCCAGCCAACCGTCGCAACACACTCAGTGAAGCCAGTAACGCCGAGCACACGATCCAACAGCGTTGGCGTAACGCCAACAGCGTTACCGTCAGTGGTGTGCTGATCGAACCAGCGAAACAGGCGCATCAGCTTGCCCACGGTCAAATCGGGGTCGTCCCAACCCATCTTCGCCGTGATCGCCAGCGTCTCCGGCTTCTCTGGCAGGCTGTTATCGAATTTGATCCATTCGCCAGCCATGCCTACTCCTTCGCCTCCAGTGCGCTGTCCAGGGGCAATGGCACAACCCAGAGCGTGCCGTGCTCGTAAATCTCCACATACCAGCCACGAGCCACGCACCAGGCCTCAAACCCCCTGTGGATGTAGCCGTCATAGGCTTCGTCATCCAGGTAGATGGACGGGCCTATGCAATAGCCGGGTTCGATCTCAGCCTCGCCGGAGACCACAGCGCCAATTTGGGTCGGATTGCTCGACCAGCTGCTCAGGGACTGAGCCTTGGCGCCAGGGAAGTGAGCATTGAGATCCGCGATCAGGGCGGCTTCGTCTATGAGAGTTTTCGTTGGCATGTGTCCACCACTTAGAGGGGAGCACCACAAGAAGAAAGCCAACGGCCGGCAGGTGGTGGAACTGCTGTGCGGGAGCGACCCTGGCCGTCGGCGAAAAGGGATCAGGGAACTGCGGGCGCGCGCTGCGGCTTGCCAGCGGCGTTGACGGCACGCGCGGCCTGGCGCAGCTTGCGAAGCACCTCCTCGGCCTCGGCGATCTCGCGCTCGATCTGCGCCAGCTCGTTGTCCGAGATCACACCGTCCTGCATGGCCTCGATCACCGCACTGGTGATGTGCGAGGTCTCCAGCACCAGCTTGGACACCTTGTCTACGGGACTGGCCACCGCTGTGCGGCAGGCATCGATCAAATCGAACCGGCCGCCAGCTTCGGCCGCAACATAGGCGGCGTAGTCGTAGCAGTGAGGCATGCCTGCCTCGCGCAGCAGGCCGGCAATGGTCAGCGCATCAACCGCGCCGAGCTTGTGCGACGAAGCGCCAGACAGCTCCTTGCGCAGAACCTCATCGGTCTTGCCGAGACGAACAGCCACGACAGCGCGGCCACCAGGGAAGTTATCTACGCCGCGGCGCAGTGCATCGAGAGCGCTCATATCCGGCTCCTGAAAAATTGGACGTGGACGGGAAAGAGGGGAAAGCCGAACATCGCGGCCATGCAAACAAACACCACACCAAAGGGAGCCGCCATGAACCTCGCAACACACGCGTTCCACTCCAGCGTTCGAACCAGCGTTTCGAAGAACCGCGACCCGCAGACGGGAGCGGAAACGCAGCTGCTGACCACCAGCCAGCTGGAGCTTTCGTGGGAGTGCGGAGAATTGCGGATCCGATGCCGCTCCAGTTGCGTGGCGCTCGACGGAAGCCGGCCCGAGCGGATCGGGCGGCGGCCATATCGCGGTTGATGCGAGACCATGTCAGGCCTCCCGGGCCTGGGTTGCGGGCTGTGTCATGCGGGCTCGGCGCGGTGCCGTGGCGGCCGCCAAGTCGATGCCGGTCAGTGCCTTGCGGTACGCCAGCTTTAGGAACATCACCCGCGATGCCGGGATGCCGTCCTTCTTCCAGTCGCTGACGCTGGGCTGTCTCACGTCGAAGATGCGCGCTACCGCAGCGGTGCCGCCGAGCGCGTCGATAACCTGGGTTGCGGGCTTGTTCATGCATACATGTTAGATCAAGCTAACTTTATACGCAAGCCCAAGCTAACGGATAAAAAGTTAGGCTACGCTAATGAGCAAGTTACAAGACAGACTGCGTGAGGTCTTCCCGCCACCGATGGAACGCGGGGTGATGGCCAACATCGCAAAGATCTGCGAGGTAAGCCGTCCAACAGTTTCCGCGTGGTTCAACAATCCGGAGAAGGTATCCACAATTGCCCGCCGACACGCTGAGACCATTTGCGCCGCATACGGGCTGAAGGTGTCGCCTGCCTGGCTTGCGGAGGGTCTTGAGCCGCGCGAAGCGACGGAGGCGCCAAGTCAGAACTTTGACCGGAACGTCAAGCCCGCAAGCGCTGGTATGCGCGCCTACCCTGTGATTTCGAGGATCCAGGCGGGCCAAGTCAGGGAGATGGCGTCACCCTACGAGCCAGGTGACGGATACGCCATTGTGTACGGCGACGACGACGCATCACCTTGGGCTTTCTTCTTGGAGATCGAGGGAGACTCGATGTTTCCAGAGTTCAACCAAGGCGATCTGGCGCTGATTGACCCCGAGGTGGTTCCAAGGCCGGGGGACTATGTGGCGGCCAAGAACTCCAAGAGCGAAGCCACCTTCAAAAAGTATCGCGTCCGAGGCATCACAAACACAGGCTGCGAGGTCTTCGAGTTGGTGCCACTAAACCCAGACTACCCGGTCATGCGCAGCGATGAGCATCACCTGGTTGTGATAGGAACCATGGTTGAGCACCGGCGAAAGTTCCGCAAGCGCTGACCGCAAGGCCGGCGCCGCGAGGTGGGGGGCGGCTGGGCGGAAGGGCTCAGTGGGGCCGGATTCGATGGTGCTTTGAGCCTTCCAAATTTGGCGACAAATACTAGAAAAAGTGCTAAATAAGCCACCTTTGAACGAAAATTCGTTCCCATCCGAAACCTAAAGCGCCGAATATCCTCTGGATTAGAAATTCATATGAAATCTGACGTCAAAATGCGCAGTGCTGAAGATCTCCTGCAGGAACTAACGACGCTAGATGAGTCGCATCGCGTCGAAGCAAAGCGCTGCACAAAAGTTGACCGGTCAATCATGGAGACGGTCTCAGCATTCGCCAACGAGCCCGGCCTAGGCGGTGGCTATTTGCTTCTTGGCGTTGTGCGTGATCCAGATGATATGTTTGGTACGGCATATCAAGTAGTAGGCATAGAAAATCCGGACAAGATTCAGAGTGATGTTGCAAGCCAGTGTGCAACAACATTTAACCGCCCTGTACGCCCAATCATTTCTGTCGAGGCTGTCCAAGGCAAAGCGGTAGTAGTTGTTTATGTACCTGAATCAGCAGCTACAGACAAGCCTATTTATATTAGCAATCTTGGTTTGCCTAGAGGTGCATTTAGGCGTGTTGGACCAACCGACCAGCAAAGCAGTGAAGATGATCTAATTGCACTCTACATGGGGCATCAGGTTGAAACATATGATTCTTCCCTCCTACCAGATACTGACTTAACCGATATCGATCCGGATGCACTGAACGAGTATCGGCGTTTACGAGCGAAAGTAAATTCAGCAGCCGAAGAGCTTTCCTGGAGTGATGAAGATCTACTTCGATCATTGGGTGCTGTCGTGAAACGTGGTATTGAGTTTCGGCCAACCGTTGCAGGGATATTGCTTTTCGGCACCTCAATGGCATTGAGGCGATGCTTCCCAATGATGCGCATTGATTACATTCGCGTCCCTGGTCGCCAGTGGGTAGAAGATCCAGATCATCGCTTTGATCAGATAGAGATAAGAGCACCATTGCTTTTAGCCATTAGGCGCGCGGAAAATGCAGTACGCGATGAGTTGACGCAGTCATTTTCTTTACCTGAAGGCGCGCTTGCACGAGAAGACGAGCCGGCACTTCCATTACGCGTTATTCGCGAAGCCATAGTTAATTCCGTCATGCATCGCAGTTATCGAATTCATGGGGCAACTCAGATAATAAGGTATGCAAATCGAATAGAAATTCGAAATCCTGGGCACTCAATAAAAACAGAAGAGCAGCTGGGAGAGCCAGGAAGTCAGACGCGGAATCCAAAAATCGCAGCTGTTCTTCACGACTTAAATATCGCCGAAACAAAGGGCAGTGGAATTAGAGCAATGCGAGAGCTGATGATTCAGCACAACTTGCTGCCGCCAACATTCGAGTCAACTAGGCAGCCAGATCAGTTCGTGGCCACATTCCTTTTTCATCATTTCCTAGGAGCTGAAGATATCGCTTGGCTCCGAGCTATAACGCCTGAAACTCTAACCGACGAAGAGTCCAGGGCATTGATCTTTGTACGAGAAGTTGGTGCTATTGACAACGCTGCTTATCGCTCTATAAACCGTACAGATACACTGAATGCATCAACACATTTGCGAAGGTTACGTGACCTTGAATTGCTGACAATGAAGGGAAGTGGCAGTCAAACTTACTATATACCAGGAAAGCCCTTCGCAAGTGCGGCTGCTAGCGTCCACATGACTCAGATGCAGCTTTCTGCAGGTAATTTAGGCGGAATGGATGCCGAAACAGATCAAACCCGCCAGCTGAACGCACAAACCCACCAGGCAAGCGCACAAACCCACCAGGCAAACGCACAAACCCACCAGGCAAACGCACAAACCCACCAGGCAAGCGCACAAACCCACCAGGCAAACGCACAAACCCACCAGGCAAACGCACAAACCCACCAGGCAAGCGCACAAACCCACCAGCATGATCAACACACCTACCAGGCGACTCCCACGCTACCCCAAGGAATCATCGATCGACTGCCTACAGAGGGGACGAGACCACGACGTTCTTTAATCAGTCAGTTGATCCGCGACATTTGTACGGTACAACCAATGAGCGCAAGGGATCTTGCATCGCTGTTACGACGGCAAGATCATAAACATTTGGTCAAGGAGTTCTTAACTCCAATGGTTGCAGAAGGCCTGCTGGCTTACACGATTCCAAAAATGGAAAAACACCCAGATCAAAAATACACAATTCCGTCTTCTATCGTTGATAGAACTTCAGAAACAGAAGATTAAGCGAATCGTCAAGCGTTACACGACCACCTGGGTCGAGATGCCGCCCGAGGACGTTGAGCGGCTCATCAAGACGCTGCAGGACACGCTGACCGAGCTGGGCTGCGAGTAGCCAGGCTGACACGCCCGGCGCCATTGGCCAACTGAGCCGCCCTACCCCATCGACCTTCCTGCACAAGCCCCAGCACTCGGGGCTTTTTCTTGGGCGCTACGCGCGCCAGAGCGCGGCATCAAGAGTCGCATCGCCTGCGGCAACGGAAGTGCGCCACAGCGTCGCCCCAACGAGCACCAGGCCAGCCACCCGCTCCTTGTAGTTGGCTTCCTTGGGGTTCATGTCGCTGATGATCCTGGCCAAGACATTCAGCGCCTCTCCTGGCTCCACGCCCGGGCCTGTCTCCGCGAGCGCAATGATTCCATCGATGGTGTCGAGGTGGTGCATGGGTGTCTCCCGTGTGGTGCATCAATGTAGCCATCAAGACTGCCCACCAGAGGTCAGACGCTACGCCGACTCAAACACAAGCCCCGCGCGACGGTTATTTTGCATCCGCCCATCCGGACTAGGAAGCCTCGTCATCTTCCTGATCAAAAATAGTTAGCCATAGCGAACAAAATATTTCCCCAGGCCATTGACATATAGTTCGCCTAGGCTAACAATTCTCTTTAGCGCGACACCACGCACTAAGACCTCGGCAAGCGATACGAAGCCGGTAAGCCCAACAGGATGCAGAGGGCAGGTCCAGGGATGAAATCCCGCCAGTGAGGTGTTGCAAAGGGGGTGTCAGTTTGGCACCCCCTTCCATCAACCTGTCGGAGTGAACGATGACCAGCAAACTCGCCTGCCTCTTCCGCCTGGTGGCCATGCGCCGCCGCGCTGGCGGAACCCTGCCGCAGTCCATGGCCTGGGCCTTGGGCCTGCTCTGGCGCAACCACCGCGCATCCCAGCGCCAGCACCCATAACAACGCAGCGAGATCAAGATGCAAGACAACCAGGCGTTCCGCGCCCTCTTCACGCTGCCGCCTGTGCAGACCAGCGCCAGTACAGCACTCTCCATCCCGGAGACACCCGTCCCCAAGAACGAGACCGGTGACCGCGAGCTGGATGCAGTCCTCTGGCTGCGCGACTGCATCAAGACCGCTCATCCTGCGCTGATAGACAAAGCGCTGGAGGCCTTCAAGCAGATCAAGACCCCTGCCAAGGACCTCGAAGACAGGTACAGCAAATATGTGGCCCGCGTCTCCAATGGCCACTTCGCTGCCGTGCTGATGACCTTCGGCTTTGCCAATTTGGAGTCGCTGGCCAAGTCCACGATGGAGCGACAGGCACGCAAGGATGAAGCCCTGTCCCGCTTCGGCTCCATTGATGGCCTGTTCGCCATGACGCCTGCGGAAACCGCGTGCAAGGCCGCCCTGAAGGGCCTGCGCAAGGACAAGGAGGCACTCTGGGGCTACGACCACGCGAAAGCAGATGCGCGATTCATGAAGCACCCAGAACTGGTGCCGTCAACGCTCGCCGATTGTCTCCACGCCAACGAATACGAGCGGTCCCTGTACTGGCTTCGCCAAGCCAGCGTGGACATGGCCGGCGACCACTGGCCCGAGTTCCAGGAACACGTCGATTTCTGCTTTCGTCAGCTCGCGCGGATCGCGCCGCGCAACATGGCCGAGGCCCTGGCGGTGTTTGAGTACCTAGAGGAACACGATGCCACAGGCCGCACCGAAGGCCCGGCAATCATTCGCAACCTGATCGCTGGGGGATGGGCATGAGCGCCACGCCAGCACGGGTGTTGCTCAGAACTGAATTCTCAAAAGAAGATTCAGGACTTGGGTTTGTCTTTACGACGTTTTGCCAACACCGTCTTCGCGTACTCGACAGGGTCCTGGCCTTCAGACGCATCGGCCAAAGCTACGAGAAGAGCCATAAGGTCGTCCAACGGCCCTTCATTCGTCAGCTTCCCACCGGTTTTGACCTGAGTCGCTGCCTCTTTCATCAGCTTCATGACTTCCGCTGTCAGCGTTGCCTGCGGGCCCGCGATGTTAACCGCGCTGATGACGAATTGGGCCATCGTCTGCGCGATCGCCGCCTGGCCTTTAAGGGCGGACACAAGGGCCTTCGGATCGACCTCGTAGCTCTCTTGCAAACGGAATGCGACCTCAGCGCTCAACGATCGATTGTTTTCGGCAGCGGATGCCACCAAGCGGTCCTTGAGATCAGCAGGGAGGCGGAGGTTGGTTTGTACGTCTTCGGAGGCCATGCGTCGATTATCCAAGCAAAGTGCTTGCACGCAACCAAGCAGACTGCTACATTGCAAACCAAGCAGAGTGCTACATGAAAGGAAACACGATGGCACCCAGCGAAGTCCAGACCAACCTTCGGCTCCCCGTGGAGCTGAAAAGTTGGCTGCAAGAGCAAGCGGAAAGCGCGCGCCGAAGCCTGACGGCCGAGGTCGTTCTCAGGCTCGAAGAGAGCCGCAAACAGCAACAGCAAGCGAAAGGAAACCAGCAGTGAGCAAGCCCATCAACCCCATCCACTGGGAACGCTACGGCAATGAACGCCTGCGGTTCGTTGACCTGCGCACCATCCCCGAAGACCTCAAGGTGGAGATCCTGCAAGCGGCGCTCGACGTCGCGGGCCTTCACGACAACGGCGAGCTCTACGACCTGCAGGTCAACTCGCCCGAGGCCGATGTGCTGGAGCAGCTCGCAAGCCGCGTGAGCCACATCAGCCAGTTCATGCACGAGGTGGACATCACGCCCAAAACTGAAGGGGCAGCGGCATGAGCAATATCACCCAGCTTCGCCCAACTAGGCGCGTCACCATCACGGCACACCAAGTGACTTTCGACCTTGTGCCGCGCGACGTGCTGGAAGAGATCTTCCACACAGCGATTGCTGTCGCCTGGGCTGCTGACGAAGGGGCGTACAGCACCGAACACCATGAAGCCGACGAGCGCCTGAAGTCGCTGCAGAGGGCTGTCAGCGCTGCTTCCCAATACACCGTGCCCGTTCAGCATGAAGTTAACGAGCCCATCACCCCGACCCACCCCTGAAAGGATCAGCACCATGAACGAACTCATCCCCGTAGCGCCGCGCCAGATCGGCGGCGTCACCATGCTGACCTCGGTAGGTCGTGACCTGCACAAGCACTTGAACCCAGGCACGGACTTCAATCATTGGATTGCCCGCCGCATTGAGGAGTACGACTTCAAAGAGGGCAAGGACTTTCAGTCATTTTTGACCGAAAGTACCGGCGGTCGCCCTCCCAAGGAATACATCGTCAGCATCGGCATGGCCAAGGAACTGGCAATGGTCGAGCGCACCCCGAAGGGCAAAGAGGCCCGCCTGTACTACATCGAGTGTGAGCGCCGCGTACTGGCCGGCGAGGCGGCCACCCCGCCAGAGCCAATAGAGACGAAGCCTGCCCGTGTCCGTGGCCGCACGCCGCTGGAGCAGGTGAAGGTCATCAACTTCGTCGGCGACGCACTGAAGGACGTACCTGGCATCCGCCTCGATGTGGTGGCCGCCGCCAAGCTCCAGGCCTTCGAGCAGCATACCGGCATCGACTTCAGCGAGTTCCGCCGCGCGCTGCCGCCCGTGGCGCTGGAGCGCATGGTCCACCTCAACCCCACGCAAATCGGCGCCCGCATCGCGGAGCAGACAGGCCGCGCCAAAGTCAGCAGCCAGCTCGTCAACAAGGTGCTTCTGGAGCTTGGCCTGCAGCGCAAGGTCGAGGACGGCTACGTGCTGACTGAAGCCGGTACCAAGTACGGCGAGGTTCTGCCCTTCAAGGCCAAGAACGCACACCACGGCAATCAAATCGACTGGTGGGAAGCTGTCGTGGATGTGGTGCGCGACAACATGCCTGCGGAGGATGGCAAGCGCGGCAGGGGCAGCCGTGTGATCCATCTGAAGCCGAGGCAAGGCCCCGATGAACCCCAGGCGGCCCTGCTATGAGTCCCACCCAACGCCCCGGCCACACAAAAGGCGAAGCCCGACCGGCGCCAACCGGTCAGGCTTCTGTGAGAACCAGCAGCGCCAACCGCTGGAACTCGATGAAAACCCCCACAGCGATCAACCGAGAGGACCTTTCATATGTCGCATGATGCCACGTTAGCCCCCGCTCGCAAAACCGCGGCCCCGCGAGCGAATCAGAAGCCGGCGCCAGCAAGCTGCACGGACGTTGCCACGACCGAGGCTGATGCCCTGGCCAAAAAGGCTGCCGCATCGCTGTTCTACATGGTGCTGAACACCACGCACTGCGGCGCCGTCGAGCGCTATCGGTGCCCGCACATGGACCGAGCCAGCGTGCTCCTTGGGCACCTCGAGCAGCCCGACGTCTATGAAGTGGACGACGAAGAAGGCCTGGACACCAGCAGCATGACGAGCATGCTCGGCTATATCAACAACAGTCTGGAGACCGCCCGGGAGCAGTTCAACCCCGACGCATGCACCTCGGCTGGAGAAGCCGCCTTCGTCTCGATGCTGATCGACCACGCAGAGGACTTTTCTGGGCGGCTGTGCGTGGCATACGCAAAAGCCAAGCGTGACCTCGGCGAGTTGCGCGCCATGACGACCTATGCGGGCGCCAAGCCATTCCGCGACCGCCCGACCCCGCCCATCAGCAGGGAGCCAGAAACGGCTCAGGAGGTGGGCGTCACGTTCTCGCGCGCGCAGCTGGCTGCTGTGCTGGAAGTCGTCGCGGGCAATATGGCCACGCTGGGCAGCATCCTGGCAATGGCCTTGACGAGCGATGGCGAGTGGGAGCGGCTCAACCTGATCAGCGCAGCTCAGTCCATCACCACAAGTGTCGGCAGCGTGGCAGATCATGCCGTGGGTGACTCTGTGATCGGAGACATTGGCCGCTGGCACGGTGGCCCCAATTTCCACGATCTGGGAGCCCAAGCATGAACGCCGTTGCTGAAAAGCCCCAGGCCCGCCGCAAGGCCGGCGCGGCCGCATCCTCGTCCGCAGCAACACCTGCAGCCCATCAGTCCGCACCCACCTTCGAGGAATGCTGCGCGCTGTTCCGGATGGCCTCCCAAGCCCTCCATGAAGCGAGCAGGACAGATGAGCCCCATGAGTTCAGCGGCGAATCAGACCGCCTGCTCCGGATTGGATCTGGCATAGCGCTGCAGGCATCGACGGCGAACAAGGAGGAGCACGAGTCTGCAGCCTATGACGTTGCGGCGTGCATCAATGCCGCGCGTCTCGTCCCAGGCGACACGGAATCAGCGGCTCGCACGGCATTCATAGCCACGGCAGCGGCCGCGCTCAGCCAGGTGACGGGAGACACACCTGAACAGATCGTGTTCGCCGATTTGAAGCGACCAAAAAAGCGAGGGAGGCACAGCGTTACGCCGACGGAAAAGGAAATTGAGGACACGCACTTCGATGCGATGTGCTGGATGCAATGTGCGAAGGCCGTCCTGGAGTTCTATGCAGAACACTCGAACAGCGATTTGCTTTTCGGCATCAGCGATTTGGTTGCCATCTATTACCAAGAATCCGAAGTGGAAGGCGACGCGATGGGGCCGGGCACATGCGGCGACCTGACCACCGGACCGCTGCCTGATTTGAGTGTGAGGATTGCCAAAGCACTTGGGGTTATCGACAAGGCAAACAACGACGACATCATGCTGCATTCCGCCGCCTGGATGCTTGAGCGCGCGATGAGCATCGCCGGCGGGGAACTGCTGGATAGCTTAGGGGGTGACGATGCCTGAGCAAACCGAAGTCTTCCCCGGCGTGCTGCGCCATGTGGAGTACCGCATGGCCGTCTACGTGGGCCAGGCCCAGGCCTTGATCGCTGCCGGCCTGGTCACGCAGCAGCAGCTCCCGGGCCAGGCCGGAAACGGCCGAGGCCTGTGCAC